ACCGGGTCGGCGAAGGGCCGCCCGGCGGCGGCCTCGGCGAGGACCCGCTCCCTTAGCGGCGCGTTCACCGCGGCGAGAGCCGCGTACAGGTGGGCGCGGACGCCGGCGCGCGTCCCGGGCGGCCGGCGCGCGGACGCCGGCGGGGCGGCAGGCGGGGCCGACGGTGCCGTGCCGGGCGGCGTCTCGAAGCCGGCGGCGGGGAGCAGCCCGAGCGCGGCGGCGGCGACGCGGGGGCGCTCGGCGACCAGCCACGCGGCGAGGCGGCGGACCGGCTCGTACCCGGGTCTCGCCCCGGCGTTGGCCCACCGCCACGCCTGGCTGCGGTCCACGCCGGCCGCGTCGGCGACGGCCTGGTCGGAAAGGCCGGCGTCGCGCTTTATCTCCCCCAGGAGGCGCGCGAACTCGGATGGGGCGTCGTGCATGGATGCAACGTAACATGCGGGGCTGTTGTGAGCACGCACGCGGGGTTACGTGTCCCCGCCCGGCCCCGTTCAGTGCGTGGACGCAACAGTCTGACGGGCGGGTCCGGAAAACCCGCGCCAGGATGTTGCGCGTGCGCACGGACACGGAGTATGTTGAGCGCATGCAAACGCAGACCGCCCCGGCCGCGACCCTCCGGTTCCGCGCCGGCCAGTTCCGCCTGTACGGGAAATCGCGCGGGATCGTCACCGACAGCGAGATAGCCGCCGCCACCGGCCTGGACCGGAGCACCGTCTACCGGCTTCTGTCCGGCGACGCCGCGCCCGGCGAGCGCACCATCGCCGCGATCCTGTCCGCGTTCCCCGACCGCAGATTCGAGGACTTCTTCGAAGTCACCACCGCGCGGGCGGGCGCCAGCGCGGCCGCCTGAGAACGAAAAAAAGCCGCCCCCTAGCGCGAGCACGCAGGGGGCGGGGGGACCAGGAGCGATCCGACACCCCCCCACGGTAACCCAAACCGAACGGGAGCGACAACCCAACATGACCATGACCGACATAATCGTCATCCCCGCCGCCGCGATGACCGCGGATGAGGCCGCGGCCCGCGCCGCCCACATCGCGGGCCTCCGCGCCCTCGCCGACAAGCTGGAGACGTGCCCGGAGGTGCCGCTGCCGTTCGACGGCCGCACCGAGCCGGTCACCTTCCACTTCCTCGCCGACGGCGACCCCGGCGCCGCGATGGCCGCCGCCGCCCGCGCGCTCGGCGGCCGGTGGAAGAAGACCACCCGCGACTACGGCGACGCAGGCGGCGGCGCCTACCTTGACCTGACCGGGGCGCTGCACGGCCTGAAAATCAAGCTGACCGCCTACCGCGACGCCGTGTGCCAGCGGATCGTCACCGGCACCCGGGAGGTCACCGAGAGGGCGCAGGACCCCGGACTGCTCGCCGCCGTCCCCTTCACCGACGTCACGAAGACGGTGGACACGGTCAGCTGGGTTTGCAGCCCGATCATGGCATCCGCGAACCCGCTCAGCGCCGAGCCCAAGGCCGGCGGCTGGCCGGCGATCAGCCGGCAGGTGCAGCGGGAGCAGATCGCCGCCTACCGCCACGCCACCGACAACGACGCCTCCGCCTCGCCCGGCAGTGACCTCATCGGGGATGACCGGTGACCGCCATGACGCCGGGGCGGGCGACCCCGATCACAGGGTTGTCCGGTGCCGAGTTGGTGGCTGCCGTCGTCCGCGCCGCGCAGGCGTACGACTACGCGAACCGGCCTCGAGGCCGCGACTGGGCCGCCGTCCCCCCCGACCAGGTCGCCCGGATCGTCACCGGCGCGCTTGAGTCGCTCGAATTCGACGACTCCCAGCGTGCGCTGCTCGACATCATCGCCGCGGTTGACCACCTCGACGAGCCGGGTCCCGAAGCCGACCACATCCGGCTGCTGGCCGAGTACGGGCTCGGCGAGGCTGCGCACCCGGACGGCGACCTGCCCGGCATCGTCCCGTCCGACAGCACTGACGCTGAGGAGCGCATGTGATAGCCGAGACCACCCCCCTGGCCACGACAGGGGCGGCCAGGGGGGTCACCGCCGGGGAGTACGACGACCGCTGGTATCCCTACCCGCCGACCGGGGAACTGCTCGCGTCCGTGACCACCGCCATCAGCGGCACCGACGCGAAGCCGTGGAAGCCGGGATGGTACGCGCGGACGACGGCGGCGTACTGGGCCGACAACCTGCCCCTTGCCACCGCGACCCTGCGGCACCTGGGCCGCAAGGCCGCGATCGACCTGTCCAAGGACGAGGCGGAGCGGATCCGCGACCAGAAGGCGGACGCCGGCAAGCACGTCCACGCCGTTACGGAGGCGCTGAGCCTGTGGGCGGCGTCCCGCGACGACGAGGGCGCGTACATCACCCTCCCGACGCTGCCGAAGCATCTTGAGGGCGTCCTGTACGACTTCGGGGACGGCACCGAGCCGCCGCTGCTCGCCGACGTGGCCGCGTGGATGGTCGACGGGTTCGTCAACTTCGTCTCCGCGTTCGGCGCCGCGATGCAGATCGCGTACGCCGAGATGCCGGTCTACAACGTGCGGCTCGGCGTAGCGGGCACCCTCGACCTGATCATCGAGCTGACCGGGTACGCGATCAGCCGGGGCACCGGCCCGGGCGGCGAGGACGAGATCGTCGCGTCCCCCGGCAGCGTCCTGGTCATCTGCGTCGACATTAAGACCGGGAAGGCGCTGGAGGGCACCTGGCAGGAGCAGATCGGCGCGTACCGGCGGATGACCGAGTGCGACCCGACCCGGATGGGCGACCTGCGCCCGATGCCGGAGACGGACTGCGGCGCGGTCCTGCACCTGCGGCCCGACTACCCGGATGGGTGGCTGCTGGTCCTGGTGTCGTCGGATGCGGACGAGGCCGCGTGGGAGCGGTTCTGCGCCGCCGCCGGCGTGTTCCTGGGCCGGCAGAAGGTGAAGGACCGGCCGGGGCCGTCGATCCGGCCGCTCCGCGCGGACGGCACCATGCCGCCCCCGCGCCTGTGCGACGTCGCCGGGATGGGGTACGGGCGGGCGCTCGCCCCGCTCCGGAAGGCGCTCGGCGCCGACGCCGAGCTGAGCGCGGTCGCCGAGTTCACCGAGAAGGAACTACTCAAAGCGAAGATCGGCGTCGGGCCGAAGCTCATCATCACGATCCGGGAGATGCTCGCCGCCCACCGCCTGCACCTCGCGGGCGAGGCGCCGCCGGCCGCCGGCAGCACGGGGAAGGCGGCGTGATGGCGATCCTCACCGGCATCCAGACGCGCAGCTACATGGTCGGCCGGATCAAGGCCGGCGACAAGGACGAGAAAGGCCGCCCGCACCGGCTGGAGGGGTTCCGGTTCACCAGTCCGTCGCCGAAGGTGGCCGGGGAGATCGCCGAGTTCTACCACGGCGAGGAGCCGCGCCCCTGGGGCCGGCAGTGGGAGGTTTACACCAGCCTGACGGAGATCGCGGTCGCGCTGCCGCCCGGCAACCTGGTCATCAACCAGTCGATGATGCGCTGGTCCGGCGGCGGGCCGACGATGGTGTGCGACGGGGTGACCACCACCCGCCCGCAGCGGGGCCCGTGCCAGTGCCCGCAGCCTGATGACCCGGATGACCCGGACTCGGTGTGGGCGGCGATCAACGAGCGGCGCCGCCTCGCCGGGCAGAAGAACCCGGCTGGCTGCTACCCGTACACGTGGATCAACGTGTCCCTGCCTGATATCGGCGGGTTCGGCGTCTGGAAGCTGCTGTCCAAAAGCGAGAACGCGGCGGCGGAGATCATCGCGCAGGCTGTCCTCCTGGAGCGCGCCCGGGCGGCGGGGCAGTTCCTGCCCGCCCGCCTCGCCCTGGAGTACCGGGAGTCGCGGGTCGACGGGCTGCTGCGCCAGTACAACGTGCCCGCGCTCCGGATCGACGACTCGATCCGGGCGCTCGCCGCGAAAGGCGGCGAGTTCGCCGGCCGGCCCCTCTCCGAGCAGCTGCCCCCCGCGCCGGGGCAGGCGAGGGCGATCACCACCGGGTCATCCGCCCCCCCGCCCACCGCGACGCCGTCGCCGGGGGTCCCCGCCCCCGCCGTCGCCGGGGAGGTCATCGACGACGGCATCGCCGACGCGGAGATCGTCGACGAGTGGCTCGACGCCGCCCTCCGCACCGCCGAGTCCCTCACAACCGAGGAGGCCGGGCGGAGACTGTTCCTCGCCACGGCGGCGAGAGCCCGTGCGGGCGACTGCGAACCCGCCGACGCCGGCCGCGTCCAGGCCACCATCAGCGCCCGGATCGCGGACCTGCGCAGCGACCTGGCGGCGGAACTCGACCCGGCCGACCCGTGGGCGGTGAAGGCCGCCGACCTCGCCGGCGAGCCGGACGCCGACGCCGCGCTCGCCGAGCTCGGGGAGGCGCATGCGGCGGGCCAAGTCGACCAGGCGCGGGCCGCACGGGTCCGCGCCGCGATCCTGGTCCGCTACCCGAAGGCGACAGCGGCGTGAGCGCCGCCGACCGCAGGTCCGAGGCCGACCGGGTGAAAGCCCGGAACCTCGCCGAGCGCGCCTACCACGCGGCTGTCCGCGAGGACTGGGCGGCGGCGAACCTGGCGATGGCCGAGGCCGGGAGGCAGACCCCCAACGTGATCGCCCTGGTCCTGTCCATGTTCTGCGACACGATCATCGGTTTGCAGCGCGCCAGGATGGGACTGCCTCCGGGGGAGGACGGGGTGCCCGAGGACGGGCCGGTGCGCCCCGGATGGTTCAACGCGGACACAGGGCAGATGACGATGGACGCGGACGACGCCGGCCTGCCGGCGGCGGTCCGCTGGGCGGGGCAACTCGTCGCGGCCCGCGCCGCCCTCGACTTCGACGGGTTCCAGGCGCTCCTGCAGGCGATGCCCGCTGACGGGTTCAAACGCGGCGAGTACGCGATCGCGCTGCTGCGGGGCTGCGCGCTGGCCGGGGCCACGCCGTGAGCACCGAGACGACGGCCGTCTACGGCGACGTCCACAACCCCGCCGCGGTCGAGCAGAAAATCGAGGAGACGAAAAACCGGATCGCCGCCGGGGTGAGCATCGTCACCGCCCGCGAGAAGGAGATGAAAGACAGGAAACGGGACTTCGACCTGGCCTACGCCCACGCGTTCAAACGCGCTGAGGGTTCCGTCAAGGACCGTGAGTACACCGCCGACATCGAGGCGATGCCGCACCGTGAGACGGCTGACAACGCGGAGATCGCCTATAAGCACGCGGAGCGGACCGCGAAGGCCCTCGACCGGGAGTTGTTCGCGTGGCAGTCGATCCTCAACAGCGTCCGGGCGATGTACAACGCGGCAGGGGTGGGGCAGCGGTGAGCGCTTTCGACGCCCGCTGGCAGCAGGTCACCTGCCGGGACTGCGGGACCACCTACACGTGCACCCCGGAGAACGACTACCACGGGGACGCCGGCGGGGGGCTGCCGGACAGTCCCACGTCCGGTAGGTGCTTCGCGTGCATGCTCATCGCGGGCGGCATGAACCCGGAAACCACGCCCGTCCAGGTGATCGACGTGACCGGGGATGGCGCCGACCCCCGTGACCTGTCACGGCGGGGAGACGACAATGGCTGACGAGTTCCTGTGGCGCAAGCAGATCCTGCCGTTCGGCACGATCCACTGGCGGGACCGGGAGCTGAACTTCACGCCCGCCTACATGTGCGACATCGCGGCGGCTTTCGCCGGCGGCGCGTTCGACCTGGTGCCGTTCATGGCGGAGAACCCGGAGTGGGGGCCGGGCGGCGACCCGGCGCTGTACCGGGGAGCGGTGCGCGGACTGGAAGTCGTCAGCGACGGCATGGACGCCCTCGTCCTGGCGGGCGCCGAAACAGACGCGTGGCTGGACGCCGACAGGGAACTCGGCGCGGCGCCCCGGCTGGTCGAGAACTACAGGACTACCGCCGGCCTGGTGTTCCCGGTGGCCGTGATGAGCCTGCACGCCACCAGCGCGCCGGGCATCGCCGGGCTGCGGCCGTGGACGCGGGAGCCGGCATGAAGCAGACCGGGATGGGTCCGCGGGCCGCCCCGATGCGGTTGTGCGGGAAGCCTTACGACACCGCGGAGGCCGCCGGGGATTCCCCGCGCGGCCAGGCGCCGGGCGCGCGGGTCGAGGAGTGCCCGGACAGGACGTGCGGGAAATGGCATGTCCGCGCAGGGCCGGCGGCATGGTCGCCCCCGGTCCTGGTGTCACGTCCCCGTGCGACCGGGTTCCCCGCCAGGGTGAAGCTGGCCGTCCGGGTCCGGGCGGGCATGGGCGACCTCGGCGACGCGGTGTGCGAGGCGTGCGGCAGGTGGTGCGGCAGGCGGCCGGACGGGTCGCTTGCCGGGCAGGTCCACCACATCATCGACCGGGGCATGGGCGGCTGCGCGCTCGCGGTGATCAACGGCCCGGCGAACGCGGCATTGCTGTGCGGGGACCCGTTCAGCGGATGCCACGGGCTCGCGACGAAGTTCGACGCGGGCATCGGGGCGAAAGGCTTCTGGCTCTCCCACAGCGCCGACCCGCGTCTTGAGCCGATGACGCTGCATGGCGGGGTGGTGGCGTGGCGGTCGGAGGACGGCCGGTACCTCTTCGAGCCCCCGGAGGTGAGCGCAGCGTGAAGCAGCAGCAGGGGAAGCCGGCGGCGCCGGTGGACGACTGGTTCGAGGCCGTCGCCGAGGAGCCGCAGTGGAAGCCGTACCGCAGACATGGCGACGAGAACTGGGTGCCCGGCTCCGCCCCGGTGGAGAGCCGGCTGGAGCGGGCGGCGAGACACCGCCGCGAGTTCGCCGCGCTCCGCGATCAGGGACTGCGGGTCGCGGAGGCGGCCAGGCGGCTCGGGATCTGCGCCGCGACCGCGGTCGAGTACAACGCCGCCTACAAGCAGGCCCGTGCGGCGGGCGGTGCCCGGTGAGCGCGTTCCTGGCCGTCCTGCCGTCCCTGGCCCTCGTGGTCCTGCTGGCCGCCGTGGGCGTCTT